CCCATCGTCTGGCCCGCCGTGAACGGTATTTCGTATGTCTGGACCATGCCGGGAGCGCGCTGGCGGATGATCGCGCCCACCTCGTTGTTGAGGATGTCTTCGATGCTCGCCTGTCCCTCTACCACCGCTAGCCTGGGATTATTCACCATGGCCACATTGTCGAGGATGCCCCGCAGCATGGCCGTTGTGGCGTCTTGATCATCCATCGTGATGTCGGCCAGCGAGCGCCCAAGCATCGTGTGCGGCTCTGGGTCCACCTCGAAGATTGCGTAGGGGATCTCGTCACACGGCTCGACCATGAGCAGCTTGTATTTAGAGCCGCCGAGTATCGCGCGATGCAGCGTCCCCACGCCTTGGCCGTCGGCGTCTATACGCATATAGGCTTCCGTGACCATGACCTTCTTCATGGACGGATCGGTTGCATTCTCGTCGTCATTCGGGTTCATCGAGTAGCCGCGACGGGCTTCCTCCTCCTGAGCGACGATGGTGTCAGTGTCTGTTGAGCTGTCCAGATCGACAACGTCATCAAACTCAAAGCCCATCGCCACCAGATCGCCGACGCGCATGTCGGTGCGCTGGCCGCAGACGTAGCAGTCGCTGATGGAGCGGGCGTTGCGGTCGAAGAAGAACTCTTCCGGCGGAATGCTGTCCACGCAGAGGTCGCCAGCGTAGGTGGTGCGGGCGACCTTCACGTCATGGCTGACCATTGGCGGCTGCGCCATGACCATGTCCGGCGTCTGCGCCATCGACGCTTCCGTCGTCTCGCTGTGTTCGAGGATTTGAATGTCAGGGTCTGCCATGATGGCATTGAACTGCATGTCGTTGAGGCCAGTGAAGGTGTAGACCTTGGTGGACTTCTTTTCCTCATAATAGGCTTTGACGACGCCCATCTTCTTGATGAGCGCATCGTGGAAGGCGTCCGAGAGGATGCGGTAGCCGCCCATCTCTTGGAATTTCCAGTGCATGTAGGTGGTTGCCTGATCGGCCAGCAACACGTCCTCCGGGCCGCGCGGGATGTATTCCACGAACTTCGAGGAAGACAGGAACACACGCATGAGCGACGGCTTCACGGCACGAACCGTGTCGCGCACTTTGGTCGAGACAACCCGGCTGCGCCCATCCTCGTATCCGAGGTCGCACTCGCCGTCGAAGTAGCGCTGCGCCTTGATGCGGTCCTCGCTGACATCGCTCTCAATGAAGTCAATGGCATCCTGAACGGCGACCGAGAAGATGCTCTCAATTTCGTCATCTTCCAGAGGCTTTGGGCCTTCCATCTCTTCGGTCTCGCCCTCTGCGGCGTCTTCCAGCTCGTCGAGGATGTCGCGGATGTCTTCGTCGGCGATGCGGTCTTCAGGTTCCATCGTTTGTCCTCATTCCGTTACAACTGGAACTGTAGAGAGCGCACCCGCACTAAACAGTTGCTCAATGATTTGCTGTGCGCGCGTCTTGTCTTGCATGTTGCGCGCACCGCGAAGCAGGACATTGACCGCCGCATCGCGCTCCGCCCCTTGCAGGGACAGTATGCGCCCAATGTCGCGGTTCAGCGTGCTTCTGGCCGTGCCGAAAAGAAGCTCGTCAACGACACGGTTGACGGGGGCAGAGAGTGTCTTGTTGAGGCGCTCCGTTATTGTTGGAGCGCTTTCAGCGCCCATCTCTCTGGCCGACGACAAGTCTGCCGCCGCCTGCTTGCGGAACTCTGTCTGGGAGCCAGCGAGAACCTCGCTGCGGGTTTTGGAAAACTCGGCCTCCGCTTTTAGTCGGCGCATGATGGCGCTTGCATCTTGGTCACCCAATATCAGGCGCAGTTTCTCAGCGTTCCAAGACTTATCGAATGCGCCCCATGCGGCAGGAGCATCGTTGCGGCTCGTCCCCATAAGGGCGGCGATGTATTCTCGGCTTCCCTTTTTGAATGCCTCTTTCTGGGCGTCAGACATACCAGACAGCTTCACTTCAAGCTCCTGCGGGGACATGGCAGACATTGGACCGCCGGAAAACACTTCACGGCCTTGATCAATTGACCTTTCAATGCTCGAAGCGTCAGCCCACCCGCTACGGGCCTGCGCGTAGCCGGGGATTTGATCCAGCCTCTGGTCTACCTCCTCAAGAACATTTTTGAGGATTTTGCCCTTTTCGCCGCTTTTTGCCGCAAAGGCTTCTTCTTTGGCGTCGCTTAGGGCTGCGCGAGCGTTGTGCAGGCGAAGTGCAGAGATTTCCCCCTCCTGCCCGATGTCTTTTAGAACGCGGCCAAGAGCCGCCCTAACAGGGCCTGACTGGTCTCGCGCCGCAATAGTTATGCCGCTGCGGAGGGCGTCAACATTGATTGGATCAGGAAATTGTTTTGCCGCGTCATACATTGGGCCGAACACAGATGCCTTTCGGCGTGCCTGCTCGGCGCGCGCCTCAAATGCGGCAGTTGGTCCAGCAATACGGGCATCCATCTCACCCGATATACGCTGGCCAGCACCAGCGGCACGCGTTTCAATCTCACGGCGCACGATGTCTGCCCCCGTGCCGCCGATAGCTGCCATCCCTTGCGCGGTCTGACGCGGAGAGCCGGGGATGTCTGCAATCATTCCCTCTGGACCGATCTCTGCTAAGTATTTTTCAATGTCTTGACCGGAACGCTCTGCCGCGCCGATGCTGCGTGCCACGCGCCTTGAGGCGCGACCAGTCATGTCTGGTAGTGCGCGACCAAAGCGAGCCACATCCTGCAGCGCTCGCGCGCCGTATCCGGCTGCGGCTCCAAGCATTGGGGAGGAACCGCCTATTGCTGCTCCTGTAATTGCTGTTCTCGGATCAATATTTCCAATGTCGGCGATTGGACCTTCAGTGCCGCGACCATAGGACGGCAGCGAAGCCATGGCTGCACCCGTCAATGCTCCAGACACTATTTTCCCGAGCGCACCCATTCCCTGCGTAACCTTTGCCGCGCCTCCAGCGGGGGCCATCGCCCCACTGAATGCGCCAGCCATCTCGCCTTTTGCGTAAGCCTCGGGAGAGATGAGCTGCGCTGCCTCGTCCTTCTGGCGAAGTAAATCCCGGTATTTATAGTATGCCTCGCTGGCCGACTTGGTGTCGCGCGACTTCACAAAATCCGAAACAGCCGCGCGAGCGCCAGCAATCTCATCGTCCAAGGCCATCATTGCGCCAGACTTGAAGCCCTGATACCTAGCAGCCGTTTCGAGCGCCACATCTTCGGCGGGACGCTGCTTTTTGCGGTATCGGTCAAGAGCTTCTTGTTCTGATGACGTGATTTTCCCGTCACGCTCAAGCTGCTCTAAAACCTTCACGGCATTAAGGATTTGGTCCGCCTGCGCTGGCGTCATCTGATCTGCCATGTCATTGCCCCATGAGTAGCTTTGTTGCCTCTTCGCGGCTCATTCCGGGAGGCGCACCAGACGACTGCTGCTTGAACAGAGCTAGTGGGTTCTCAAGGCTATTGAGCATTGAATAGTATTCTTTTTGGTCGATGGCTCCGGTCATTAGGTCTTGGGCGATCAAGGCGCGCTGTATGTCGTAATCAGATATTGCATTTAGCGTCTGCAAGATCAGGCGATTGCCGCTCGGTGAGTTGATGATGCGCGGGAGACTGCGCTTGAACAATTCAAGATCGGCGTCAGACATTGGGCCAGAACCGGGCTGGCGCTGTTGCGGAACAAGTTGACTGATAATAGCCTGAGCCGCCTCAACGTCACTTGCCTTTTCCAGCTTTAGGCCGAGATTAGACGCAGCGGCCACAAACGCGCCCTGCCCGCCCTGCGGGGCATTTTGCAGAAGATCAGCGAGGACGGCATAGCTTCCCTTATTGCGCTGGGCAATTGAGCCTGCCGCCTGCAGATCAAGCGCCTGCTCGCCGATGCCTTTCCCCACGGCCTTCTGAAACTCTGTTTCCTGCTGATTGCTGATCGTGACGCCGCCGCCACCGACCTGCGTGACTTGTCCAGTCGGGCTGATGTTGTAGAGCTTTTCAGGATCAAGTTTGGTGCCATACTGCGCGTTAAGCTGCTCGCCCGTCATGGTCGCATATTTTTCTTTCGGCTGTGCATACGCCATGCTGATGGCCTCCTTGGCGTAGCCAGCCTGCGCCAGCTCAATCAGCTTGGGATCAGCGCCCATGTTTTGTAGCATCTGGACAGTCTTGTTTGTGTCCGTCTGAGCCTTCCGCTCCTCCGCGCGACCAGCGATGCGCTGCGCCGCCATCTGCTGCAAACCGACATTCGGGTTCAGCGTCATGCCAGCGAAGCCGATGGCCAGCCGATCAAGAAGATCAGGATCAGAAAGCAGCCCCCCGAGGAAGCCCTTCCGCTCTTGCGGCTGCGGTGTCGTCGGTCCCATTCCATTCATCGTCTTGCCCTTTCCAAGTGCCGCCATCGCATCGGCGGCGACGGAGCGAGCGCCCGCGTCCGGCCTGTAGCCCTCCCACGCGCCCGTGCCTTGCGTCTGATATATCCACTGGCCGATCTTGTCCTGCATGTCCGGCGTCATCTTCTCATCGCCGCGCAGGCCGAGGCCACGCTTGGCATCTCGCAGCGTAGTGCCGACCACTTGATAGGCCCCCATGGGGGTTGCCACGCGCCCAACTTGCCCCTTAACCCACTGGGCGTAAGGCCCAGACGTGTTGGAAAAGCTCAGGGCTTGGTCAACTGTCATGTCGGTAAGGCGCGTGTTCTCAAATTGACGACCGGGCCGATTGGAATACCCATAAAGCGCGTCATAATCGCCGCCGCTCTCCCCCGCGAAGATGTTGCTGCGGATCGTATTCCAGTCGGCGATTGCCATCAAGCAGCCTCCAGCTCGCGGATCAAGCCAGCGTAGCGGACGCGGAGGTAGCCGTCATCGCCGCGCATAACATGCTGCGGGTGCGAGATCGCGACCTCGTCGGCGATTACTCCAAACGTCGGCTGGCTTGGGCTTGCAATGCGCTTGCCTTCGTCGTTCCAGTCCCAAGTGTAAAATTGCACGCCGCCGACATTCCCTGCGGGCTGAATATTTTCCTTGAGGCGGATGTCAGAGACCTTTGGGATCGCTGTGGCTGCAATCGCCAAGTAATCAAACAGCCCCGGCTGCTTGCTGGCCGTCTGCGTCTGCTGCCCCATATTGGCCGCGCCAACGGACGCCAGCATCGTCTGCAGCGCGTTTTGTGGCGCGCCAGCAAAGCCAGCGTATTGACCCTTGGCTGCGTCCATCAGCATTTGCTGGATGCCCTGCTGCAGCGCGCCCTGCTGCGCCTGCTGCCCCGCGATCTGCTGCCCGAAGCCAAAGCCAAGGTTTGCCAGATTGCTCTGAATGCCCTGCTGACCCTGAGCAGCCCCCAGCGCGGTGTTGAAGCCCTGCTGCTGCAGATTGCCGAAAGTCTGCGCGCCCTGCCGCGCGAACTCTGCGTTGGTCAATGCCTCGGCCACACCGTGGCGAGACCCACCAAACGCACCAGCCTGCGTCGCCTGTTGGCCAGTGGTGTTAACGGCCATTTGGCGCTGGCGCTCAAGGTCGGCCATCGTCTGCCCAGTCACCATGCGCGTGTATGGGTTCATAAACTGCCCGATATTGGGGCCAGCCGCTGCCTGATTGTAAAGGCTTGCTGACGTCTGATAGACGTTAGCGCCTACGGGCGATGTTGCTTGCGGGTTTGCTGCGCCTGCCATTTTGTGCCTCCTTAGCCCCAGAAACCTTTAGCGCCAGCGCCAAAGCCTTTGCCGCCCATTGCCACAGAAATATCATTCATTGCGTCGCCAAATCCATATCCGCCCATTCCGACAGCCCCTGACGGGCCAGCGCCACCATAGTTGCCTCCGGGTTCATTTGTGTAAGCCTGAGCCACTGCCGGGGCAGACACGGGCGATGGTGTGTATGTGGGGAAGTTGCGCGACGGGGCCGCGCCTGTCTGCGGGTTGATAAACATGGCGCGAATAGCGTCATACTGTCCCGGCGCACGCGCTTGCAGCTCACTGAGAGCCTGATCATAGATGTCGCCGGAGCTATACCCCCTCACGCCGCCAGCATAGGTGTTGGCCGCTGGCATGCCAGCGGATGGCGAAAGTCCGCCGCCCGCCGTGCCAAATGCGGACGCGGCTTGCCCGGTGTTGGCCATGGCCGCTTCCTGCATTGGGGTCAGCGCCGCGACATCTGGGCCATAGTATGCAATTGGGCCTAGAGTTGATGCGTATTCGCCGCGAGCAATATTTGACTGCGCCGCGTCTTCCAGCCACTGCGGGATCTCGACTTTGGTGGTTTGCGACCCACCCTTACCACCTGACATTAGCTCTTCTCCATCACATAGAGCGTAGGCTTAAAGCCATGCTTGCCCATCAATTTCATCCAGCCCTTGCGGCCCGCCAGTGTCATCGCGCTGCAGCCAAGGGCCTGCCCCCACCGCCACGCGACGTCTATCATCTCAAAAAGCTCTGCGCGCTTTCCCGATCCGATAAACACATGCAGAACCTTTTTCCGAGGATACACGATTATTTCAGTAATTGCCACAGTGCCTCCGTTTGGCCACATCTGCATGCGCCCCTCGGACACGGCGTCCACAATATCTTGGAAGATGTGAGTGCCGCCGCTGTGCTTTAGCGCTGCCTCAATTTGCTCCCTGTAGTCGTGGATGTTGGGCGTCAACCGTGTATCCTCGTTATGGCTAGCGTTGCCGCAGGCGTTGATGGGGCAAAGGCCGTGGCCGCATGGGCCGACAGCGAGGCATTTGTGTTATCGACCGCCCAGTAGGCTTCCAGATAGTCGCCAGCCGAGAGGGGGAAGATAGCGCTGCGGGCGACGATGTCAGTGGCACCGTTGGACGACAGGCTCGTCCTCATGGCCGACGTGGGGATGTCTACGCCGTTGATGCGGGGCCAAAACCAGAAATTCACTTGGCTAGAGTTGGTGGACGTGATCTGCGCCGTGAACGAGAGCATATACTCGCCACCCTCATCGAAGACGATGCGCGAGGCGGGCGTGCCGAGAGATATGCCATTGGCAGCGGCTGCGGTGAACGTGAGTGCGTAGGCA